ATATAGCGTCCTAGAATATTGCTATTATAGTACGCGGGCGAACCATCGTCAAGAGACTCAATCAACACATTATTTAGGAAAAGCTGTTTGGTTTCTTCGTAGTTGCATTGTCCTTTTGTTTTATGGAGGCTAAGTATTGTTCTGTCGCAGGATGATTTTCCCCAAATGTCAATATCGGATTTGAGTTCAGGACAGGAGCCGTAATATCTTTTCCAATCGGACTCTGACTTAACTTTTCTAGATTTTCCTCTTGGTGTGCGGAAAGACCAGAAATACTTTCGACCAATATAACTACGACCAGTTTTATTGCAATGAATATGATATACAAAACCAAAATTATCTTGAATATCAGAAGACTCAAAAATTTCCCCATTGAATCTCCAAGGGTTTTCATAACTCATACTATGAATCTTTATGAGCTATTATTTATCTTCAACCCTAGCAAAGCGATTCTAGCAATAAAAAAGCACCCCTGTCAAGAGGTGCTTTAAGTTATGTTAGGATTTTATTATAAAGGCATTCTTGAACCTGGTTTTACTTTCGATCCACTGGGTCTAGCAGGAGGTACTGGAGTAGTTCTCTTTGCGCCGTATTTGAGCTCGTCTGCTCTTCTTTGCTCTGGTGTGATAAGAGTATTAGATTGCTCAGAAACAATGTTCTGAATGGTCTCCGAACCCATTTCAAGCATCACATAATGAGCCTCATCTACACTATCTACGTGCCCATTGGCGAGGAGATACTCAAGAACTACATCATAAGCATCCATTCCCTCTCCAAAGGGTTTCTTAGCGCCCTGATAACCTGGTGCTACTGGAGGTTGTGTTGTCTTTTTAGCGATATCTGCAGTTTGCTTAATTTCAGGTGCGGTTGAAAGTGGTTTAGCAAGTGCTGGAGTGCTGCTAGAGAATGCTGTTTTTGTTTGATTTGTTAATGGTTTTGATGCAGCAGATGCTCCAGCTCCAGCCATTTTTGCTGATTGAAGTGCTTTTTCTGGACCAGCACCAGAAGCTCTTGCTGCTTGAGCTGCCTTAAGTTCTGTAGAAGTTGGTGTTCTTCTTTCAAATGAGGTTGAACCAAGAGTTCCAGTTGCTGGTGGTTTTGGTGCAGAAGGAGCAGCACTACCACCACGAGCAGTATAACGTGCCTTCTCAGCACCTGTAAAGGCACCTGCAGTGAATTTACCAGTAGCCTTGTCTAACTTACCTTCAACACCACCTTTTTTTGCCAAAACTACTGAAGAAGGAGCTGGTTTTGCAGCTGCAGGTGCAGCAGGTCTTGCGGGAGCACCAGGAGAAGCAGGTCTTGCAGGAGCGGCAGGTTTTGATACACCAGATTTTTGTCTGGCAGCTTCCCAAGATTTATCAGTTTGAGCACCAGGTTTTGTAAAAAACTTTGTTGCACCTGCATTCGCAGCTGTTTGTAAATAATTTGGTTGTTGTTTTGGTGGTTTTTGTCCTGTAAAAACTGGGGATGGAGTATTTCTAATAGCAGAAAATACATCCATTTTTTCATCAATCTTCTCAACTTCTTCCGAAAGATTTTCTTGTTGAGGAGCACACATTGATGTATATACTTCCATCAATTTACGTGCTTCACTGGTTGAAAGTTCCGACATTTTTTTCTTTTATTTCTTTTATAATTTTATTTATAAAAAAAGAGGGTCCCGAAGACTCTCAATATACATCATTAGATTTACCATTCATCCAGATATAAGAATAATCACAATCACCAAACAAGAAATCATCGTATTCGGCTGCCCGTCTATAGGCATTCATTATTTCTTGTTCACACCATTCATCATAATTGGAATCCTGAGAAAGTATCTTTGGTAACATCTTGTTTGATTCCTCCGACAATATACGATTCGACTTCTGTTTCTTGTGGGGCAACTTGAAGACCCTTAGAACTAATCCAATGCTCAGTCCAAGGAAGTGGATTATTCTTTGCAGAAATATCATAAAGTGGTTTGAGTCCAATTGCTTTCATTCTACGGTTCGCAATCCATTCGACATACTGTTGTAGCAATTTGTCATTCAAACCAATCATAGATCCATCCTTGAACAGATACTCTGCCCAAAGTTTTTCCTGATTCACGGCGTTCTCAAATGTATTATAAACCCACTGCTCTTCTTCTTTAGAGATACGTGCCATTTCTGGATCATCACCCTCCTTCCATTTATTCAGAATGTTCTGAGTAATAACCAGATGCTGATTTTCATCACGAGCAATCAGTGAGATGATTTTTGCACTTCCTTCCATAAGTTTGAGCTCGCCAAACGCAAAACTACAAGCGAAGCTGACGTAAAAGCGAATACCTTCAAGAATATTAACGTTTGCAACTGCTCTGAATAGTTTTCTCTTGAGTTCATACCTTGCCTCTTGTGCGTATGGTACTTGTTCCAAAGCATGGACCCACTCATGAGATGTGCCATAATGCTGAGCACTATTGATAAAATCATTATATGCCTGAGTTACACTCACAGCACGTTCCATAATACGATCCTCTTTCAGAATCGTATCGAACACTTCAGATGGGTCTGAATAAACATTCTTGATGATATAAGTGTATGAACGGGAGTGGATCATCTCCATAAACTCCCATACCTTCATACACGCTTCCAGTTCAGGGAGAGAACAGTATGGAGCAAATGCCATACCAGGTCCACGACCCTGAACGGAATCCAGCATTACCTGATATTTCAGGTTGCTAGTAAAAATATGCTTTTGTTCTGGGCGAAGAGATTGATAATCTCCACGATCTTTCTGTAAGGAGACCTCTTCTGGTCTCCAAAAATAACCCAGTTGTTGTGTTGTTAGTTTGTCGAAAATTGGATACTTGTAAGAATCATATCTTTGAATTCCTAGTGGTTGTCCAAAAAACATTGGTTGTTTCTTGGTGTCTACTTCATTGGAGTTAAAAACGGTCATTGACTCGACCACTTGCTTATCCTCCAAACCTGTTTTAAATCTTACAAGACTCACAATCTTCCTCCTCTGTTTAAATTAACTTTTGGAAAAATTCTACACATTCTATTTACCTCCAAAAAATATTTGGGTTTCATAATACATTTCTTCTTCATATTCGTCAAATTTTACAACTCTCACAATCGTCTTCTTCGGCATTAGAAAGTTCCATAAGAAGTGATTGGAGGTCTTGTTTTTCTTCAACTACTTCATCAGTTTTATGGTCGTAAGTATTTTGATAATATGCTGTTTTCCAACCATAACGATAGCAAGTCAGAAGGTCCTGTGCCATTACTGAAGTAGGAACTTCATTATCTGGGTAATTTTCTGGATTATATGACCAGTTTCCAGAAATCGCCTGATCAAAGAACTTTTGCATAACAGCAACAATATGAATATACCCGCGATTGCTAGGCATATCCCACAGAAGCGTATAATTGTTCTTAAGTGTTTGATACTGGGGAACAATTTGCTTGAGTGGTCCCTTCTTCGACTTCTTAATGGACAAGTATCCGCGAGGTGGTTCGATTCCGTTGGTTGCATTTGACACAACGGAACTGCTCTCCGATGGCATCTGTGCGGACAACGTGCTGTTCCGTACTCCGTACTGCTTGACCCGCTCACGAAGCGATTCCCAATCATACTTAAGTTCGTTAGGTACAATTTCGTCTACATCTCTCTTGTAAGTATCTATAGGGAGAATGCCATTGCCATACTTGGTTCGTTGTGAATATTCACACGCACCTTTTTCTTTGGCAAGATCAACAGTTGCCTGAATTAGATAATATTGGAATGCTTCAGTAAGATCGTGGACCAGTTTCCAAGCACCAGGATCGTCATAATGCTCGCCGTGCTTGGCGAGATAGTGGGCAAGACCAATAAATCCTACCCCAAGCGAACGACGTGCCCTTGTGGCGATTTCTGCTGCTCTGACGGGGTATCCTTGAAAATCAATGAGTTCATCAAGACTCCTAACAGCAAGATCGCAAAGAACTTCAAGATCTTCGTTATCCCTAATTTTTCCAACGTTAATAGCACTAAGAATACAGAGAGCAATTTCACCATCGGGATCATCAATATGCTGAATGGGTTTAGTAGGAAGAGTAATCTCCTGACACAAGTTGCTCATCTCAACCTTATCCATAAAGGATGAGTGAGAGTTGCAGTGATCAATGTTCATAATATAAACACGACCAGTTTCTGCACGTTCTTTTAGGAGGTCCAAAAAGAGTTCTTGAGCAGCGATAGTTTTTCTTGGAATAGACTCATCTCGTTCATAACGAACATACAACTCGTCAAATCCATCAGTACCAAAAGCATCATACAGACCAGGAACTGCGTGGGGAGAAAAGAGTGAAACTTCTTCATTGCGGATGAATCGTTCATAGAACAGTTTGGAGATTTGGATACTGTAGTCTAACTTACGAACTCGATTATCTTCAGTTCCTTTGTTATTTTTTAATACTAGGATATCCTCTATTTCTTGGTGCCAGATTGGAAAGTGGACAGTTGCTGATCCACCTCTGATGCCATTTTGAGTACAGCATCGGACAGTTGCTTCAAACTTTTTGAGGAAAGGGACAACGCCTGTGTGCTGAACTTCTCCGCCTCTGATTTTAGCGTTGATGCCCCTGATACGACCTGCGTTGATACCAATTCCTGCTCTTTGAGCAACATAGCGACCAATTGCCATATCAGAGCTGAAGATGCTATCAAGGGTGTCATCAACATCAACAAGAACACAACTTGCATATTGGCGAAGTGGGGTTCTAACACCTGCCATGATTGGCGTAGGAATGTTGATTTTGTGCTTGGAGATTGCATCGTAGTACTTCCTCACGTAATCTAAACGTGTTTCTTTAGGATACTTGGAAAAGATAGTCGCCGCAATCAAAAGATACATAAACTGTGGCGTTTCATAAAGTTCGCCAGAACTTCTGTCCTGCACGAGGTACTTATCAACGACTTGACGTAGACCTGCGTAAGTAAACAGATAGTCACGACTATGATCAATGAACGACTCAAGTTTATCAAACTCTTCATCGGTATACAGGGTAAGAATTTCTGGGTCATAGACGCCTCTACCAACGGCACGAAGCACGTGCTGCTTGACCGTAGGGCATTCGTGCATACGACCAAACAACTGCTTGCGGAGAGCGAACAGAAGCAGGCGAGCAGCGACGAACTGATAGTTGGGGTGATCCAGATCAATCAGGTCAGAAGCAGAACGAATCAGAATCTCCTGAATCTCTGCGGTGGTGATGCCATCATAGAATTGAATGCCTGACTGCATCTCTACCTGAGATGCTGATACACCTGCTAGGTCTTTGCAGGCTTCTTCCACCATAACGTGGAGTTTATTTAGATCAAGGGGTTCAGTTTTACCATTTCTCTTAACGACTTTCGTTCCGTTGCTCATATTTTCTTCCAGTTGTTAAACTTAATTTTTGCTTCTAGACCTGTGTATGTATTTGATTTTAACACATCCATAACGTTAAGTCCAGCCAAAACCATATCATTAATATCTTTTTGCTGGATTGATGTTGGCCAAATAATCACCTTGTCTCCTCTGTTGATGGTTTTTGATATTCGGTTGACGATTTCTCGATTACGTGGTTCGTTATCAAAAACGTAAATATAATCGCTCCAATTAAACGACCCAATATCAACGTCGGACCCACACATAGCAACAGCGTTTTGTACAAACGTGGAGTCGAAGGGTCCTTCAACAATGTAAATGGGTTCCGAAGAATCCACTTGGTCCAGTCCATAAAGTTTGGGCGAATCATCAGAGAGCATCACGGTAATGTATTTAACAGGGTTAGGACCCAGTGCTCTTCCCTGAAACCCAATCAAGTTAGAGTCTGTATCATACATTGGTATAATAATGCGACTCTCATCCCTACCGATAGTGTCAAATGTAAGTTTTTGAGTGTTCGTCCACTCCTTAAATTTGTCAGCAAAATAAAACTTTTCTGGGTTGAGTTTCCTCTTTTCCAGATATTCTCTAGCGATTGAAACCTCTGATGCTTTGGGTAAATCCAGTTTCTTTTTAAAGACTGGTTTCGCAAACTCAAACTTGGGTTCCTCAACCACAAAGTTTCTACCCGTATGCCCTTCTTTAAACTTCTCAAGAGTATATTGCTTATGAAGCGTAGGATCTAACTCCTTGAGAAAATTATTGAAGGATAAACTTGCTCCACAGTTATGACACTTAAAGTTCGTGTTATTCTTGACGGGGTATAAGTATCCTCGTGCCTTTGTTTTGTTACGTTGAGAGTCACCACATATAGGGCAGCGGAAATTGTAGAGATCTGCTTTGACCCTCTTGAATTTTTGAAGACGCGAAGATACGAGTCCAATATACTTGGAGTCAATCAGATCCATTATAAAAAGGTTATTACTTCGTGCGTTCTATTGTAGCAGGAGTTGGCGTAGGGGTCAAGAAAGTTCTAACGACTGGAATGATATTAATAACTATTAAAGCAGAGGCAATAATCGCTCCAAATTGCCATCTAAATTTTTTAAGTTCTTCTACTACTTTTTCTAAAGTTTCTATTCTTAATACAACTGCTTTATGATCTTCTTTATTTTCTGTCTTTAGATCTTCAATCATTTTAACAAGAAGTTCATCAGTCTTTATACTTTGCTCAATCCTCTCATCATGCTTTGCAAGAATTGTAGCAATACGTGAATTGCCTTCTGATATTTTATCTACCGCTGCCTCTAATTTGGCAAGCATTTCGCGGGATAAGTCTTCATAAATGCCGAGTTTAGATTCAAGAACCGCTAATTTTGATTCTTGGGAAAACATTTTACTTTAGTCCTTTTCTCCAACGTGTTCTTGCGCCAGGATATGTACCTTTACCGATTATTTGTGGTGCCTTTCTTCTAGTTAATCCCATCACAGAATTTTTTTTATCTTTAAAGACTGGTGGAGTTTCCGTATTTGGATTGAATCCAAGACCAGCGGTGTTTGCAGAATTTGTTGGCACTGCTGCAGCACCAGCATCTTCTTTCAATTCACGAATAATTTGAATTAATTTATCTACCTTATCCATTAAATTTCTTGCAATTGAGAAAGACACTCATTATCTTCTAGAATATCATGAATTTGAGTTCTAGGATATTCCGGAAAACGATTTAAAAATAAAAGAAAACTTTTAATTGATGGCCATAATTCCTTTTCTAAATTATAGAAAAGTAAAGGAACTGCAGCGTCATTAAAAACATTAAACAGTATAATCAAATGATTTAAAATTAAATGAGTTTTTAATTCACCAGTGTTCTTATATTTTTTCAATAATCTTTTTATATAACGAATTCTTTTCAAATCAGTTTCAAAATCCTCCATCGTCACCGCTTGAGGATTATCATAGAATTTTATAGCAAATAACATGTAATTGTCTTCATTCAATTCATCAAATCTCATAAATTAATTATCTTGGTGTAGGATACAGAATGCTATCAACTCCTGTGGAAATTCCAGATCCAGCTACTAAAACTTCACTCTTAACTCTTAGATTTCCATGAGTATCACGATAGGTTAGAATACCAACCCAACCCTGGTGTGTAAATCCACTATATCCAACAGCGACGGAAGACGTGCTGGTAGAAATACCATAAACTTGCTTATCATATCCACCAGTATATCTCTTAAATGTAAGAGTAGCACCAGTAGCAATTCCAGCACCAATGGTTGAGGCTAAGGTTACTTGTGTAGAACTGACGCTTGAAATTAAAACATCAACACCATTATTTAATAGTGTATCTCCAGCAAGAACATCAACACCGACAGTATTAAGTCTTACAATATTTGTTCCAATTCCAGAATTTGTAGATGCCGTTCCCGTTACACCAAAATTATTAAGAGTCTGTGCCCTATCAAGTTTATTACTGTATCTGTAGTCAAGAACTGTATACTTAGGAAGTTCACTAATATAAAAACTTGTTGCAGCGATTGCAGCCCCGCTTAAACCAGCGGTAGATCCGATGGTAAGTTGAGTAGTGCTTGCGATTCCAACAATTACAGCATCTCCAAAATATGTTCCACCACTACCTCTAAATCCAAAACGAATAACATCGCCAGTCTTAGCAGCTCCGACATTGCCGAATGTTGTTCCAGTTCCAGTAACGATTCCAGTTGCATAGTTCAGAGTTACCGTTCCACCTGAACCTTTATTATCATTATTTCCCCAGAGAGACATGTGCCTTACCTGTAAATTTCTTTTATTATATTGATATTTATAAAAAAAGGAGACCTTAAGTTTGGTCTCCTTCTATTTAGTTTCCAGGAGTTAAATCTTTAGCACCCTTATTCTTCAATTGTCCTTGGACTTGTAAAAGAATGAGTGAAAGAATACCGTTTGATTTTACCTTTGGGTTTGCTCCAAGTGCTTCCGAAACTGCAAAAAGAACAGTTGCGATAAGTGCCTGATTTGCTAAACACCAAGCGACTAATGCCGACATGATGACCTCCGTGTGAAGAGTATCCTCTCCTATTTATGAATCACATTAATGATCCTTTGCCATGTTTAGCAATAATAGATTGCCTTACAAGGTCTATTGCAGAAGGAGCACTTGATCTTCTTTTTCTCTTGCGTTGAGTTCCTGGTGCAGGTGCAGGTCTTGCAGGTTTCTGATCCTGATTAGCACTCACACCACCAACTTCTTGTCTTCTATCTCTTGCTCTATCATACTCTTCCTCACCAAGGACTTCACCTTCTGGTTCATAAGAATTATTTTGCGCCTGCCTCAATTGTTGCATATTTCCACCTGTTGCAAGTGGAAGTGTATTATTCTTTGTTGCATTATCAAGTGCTTTTTTCACTGGCTTATCAAAAACTCTTTTAGCTATTGCTGGTGCGGCAAGAAGAGCAGCACCTGCGGCAAGTGCTGGGAGCATTTCATCGATTTGCTCACCTTCTGGTTCATAAGAACACTTAAGACCCATTGCTCTCAATTTGTTTTTGGCAAGATTTACAGCAGTTGGAATTGAACGAGGATCCATTTCATCCTGCTCTTTCTTTGCTTTTTTATCTGCTTGAGCGACTGTTTCTTCAGCGACTCTTTTTGCTACAGAAGTTGCAATAGCATAAGTCTTGGCAGTTTTACCATACTTTTTTTTCAAACTTTTAGCAATTTCTTCTTTCTTTGCCGTTTCTGCTGCTGTCAAAGTTTTTTCTTGAATTAACTTATTAAGTTTAATCTCAGCTTCTGAAAGAGGATTACCTAGCATATCATAATGAGCGACTTGCATAAATGACGAGGATTTCTTTCCACTACCAGGAACTTCTGGTGCAATTACAACTTTATTTTGCCCCTTCATTACATCAATTTTTTTGGTATTCGCATCTGGATTATCTTTTTCAGTATTCACTTCACCAAGAAACTCTTCTTTTTGGGTTCCTCTAGCAGCAATTGCAGCACCACGCGCTTTTCTACGATTTAAAAGATACTTATCAGACTTATCCTTATCACCATCATTATCCACATCACCATCTTCTTTTCCTACTGGATCTAAACCTTTACCTGCCTTTACTCTTGCAGTATTTGCACCCTTTGTTTTTTCTTTTTCAGAATCCAACTTGCGCTCACTCATTTCAACTGAAGCGATATTTGGATTCGCACGAAGTTCGGCAATCTTTTCACGAGTTGCATCACGCGTATAAGTATTTCCAGTTTTCTTATCAGTTACAATAATATGATAGAGTCTTTCTCCTTGTCTATTAACCTTTGAATATGCTTCCTTTAATTCTTTTACTTGCTCCTCAATATTTGGTGTCGATTTCTCTACAAAAACTTTATACAGTGCATTTGCAACACTTTCTGTTGCCAATTCTGCACCATTATCAAATTCTTCTTTTCTTACAGCAGGTTTAGGAGCTCCCATCAATTTTTTCTTTGCAAGTGCCTTAACTGGACCTGGAGCGGGAGATTTTGCCAATTGAGCAAGGTATGCTTTGGAAACCTGAGCAGGATTCATGTGGGTTGCACCACTCATGCTTTTTTTAACCTTATACTTCACATCAGAAGCAAGTTGAGATGCTTGCTTTTCAACATCAGTATCACCAGCGGCGTGTCCACGATGAGGTCCACCTGTAATTTTAGCCATGGAAATTTTTTACTTTACTTTTTTCTATACTTATTTATGAATTCTTTTATATTAGAACCTTTATATGCCTTTCCACCTGGTTGAAGATTTTCCTTTCCAGTTCCAATTGCACCAGGAGTCATGTCAGAAAAATGTCTAAAGGCACCTAAAGTTCCCATGAGAGTATTAGGATGAATCTTATCTCTCATTTTACGATCCATTCTAACTTCAGTGTATTCAGTTAAATCTTTAATCCAAGATTTAAACATTTGACCAGATTCGGTGACACAAATTAGATAATTGGTGCCTCTACGAATAATACGTCCAACTAATCCAGTATTTAAATTTTCAACTTTTTCACCCAGTTTAAAGATAGACTCTGTAAGATAATTTTCACGAAGAGTCTGAAAATCAAACTTAGGTGCAATCTGCCAGATATCCCATCCTTCTTTGACACTCATAGCGCCACGAAGAATGTTAAAAAGTTCTTTTGCTTCTGCTGGTTTAACTTCAGGAGGAAGACCTGAACGGAAAGTTTTAAAATCTCCTTCTGCTGCAGCAAGTCTCATTCTTGATGCGGACATGCCCTCAACTCCTTGTGCATCAGGATCTCTATCACCAGCAGAGACAACTTCAATATTATCAAAATTATAAAGTTGTCCATTATATTGACCAGAAAGTTTTTCAAATTCTTTAACTCTATCAGCACCACCTATAATTCTTACACCAGCATATCCATTATTATGTGCCATTTTTAAAACATCAAAAATGGTTTTAGTATTAGCATCGTTTACAATATTGCCAGCATGATTTGGATAAAACTTCTGCATATAAGCAATCTTTGTATCAGGATCAAGAGGATTCTTTTTCTTATCTTGACTTCTTGATGGGAAGATTAAATATTGTCCATCTTTATCTTGAGATGCTGCCTGTGCTGCAACATCCATTAATTGTTGGTGCCCAATTGTTGGAGGATTAAAACGACCAAAAGCAATAGTAAGAGTTCCTTTTGTTTTGGGAACTGGAAGATATTGTGCAGGTGGTTGTTCTTGTGCTGCTGCTTGTTGCTCTGGAGCAGGTGGTTGCTCTGCAGGTGCCTGTTGTTGTGGTTGTTGGGCAATTGCAGGATCCTGATATCCAGGAGACGCAATTGTTTTTTCCTTTTCAGTTTGTGGTCCGTCTTTTTGTCCTACTTTTTGACGCTTATTATAAAACTTTAATTGTCCACCAACAGTTTTTGCTACAAACTCTCCTTGCTTATCGTACCATCCACCATGGTTATCTCCAACAAGTCCAAGACGTGCTGCTTGTTGAGATGCTGTTGCTTCTGTTATGAACTGGAAAAAACTTTTCATTATCTACTTTATATTATGTGTATTCTAATACTCTCTTATAATTATTATTTATTTCATACGAATCTTGAAATACTCCTTCCAGCAATTGGTTGTATAATGACTCTAGCACCTTTTATTCCATGGTCGCTACGATCTCCCTTGTAAACGCCTAAAAACACAGGTTCATAACCACCATTTATTCTATCGCCATTATTTAACTTATGACCAGAACAAGTTAACTCATAATATCTTCCCCTATTTTGCACATTCAATATTCCTTGCATAGTAACATCCACATTATTCTCACCCTTTACACCACCATATCCACTTCCATACACTGCCATTTTTTTCAGATTTTCATCTTGAATTTTTCTACCAACGGTTGTAGCTGCTGGCATTCCATTAGGAAACATTTCTTTTAAAGTGTTTATAAATGCTTGGGTTTCTGGATGATTATAAATCAAAGGTTCTACTCGTTGAGATGTCCCAGACCATTGTTGAAATGCTTTTGGTCCATCACCAGCTTTATGAGAAACATGCCCAACATATCCAGAAATTCCTCTAAAATGGAAATCACACTTGGGTGTTCCAGGAGTACTTTCACATAGACCAACTTGATACGTTGTTGCTCCAACCTTTAGAGGTATAAGTTCAGAACCTAATTTATCAAAGACTGCATTTAATTGCTGGTTTATCCTTACAATTTGAGCATCTTCTTGTGCAGTAGTCGCCTGTGTTCTTCCAGAAAATTCAGAATCTTTATATATTTGAGTTAAACTTACATATTGCCCAGAAACAGTTGGAAGCATTATAGATCTTCCACTCTTAAATCTTTCAAAATGACTAATACTAGTTAATTCTTTTAAGATAGATTTATCTAGTTTTACTTTTGAACCATTTGATTCCGATAAAATAAAATCCTTACCCGTTCTTATCCTAGTCAAAAAAATATTAAAATTATTTCTTTTTGCAAGTTCACTTGGACTTAGACTGGCCATTTTTATTTTTATTTAGAAGTGCCCAAGAGAGGACTCGAACCTCCACGCCGAAGCACATGATCCTAAGTCATGCGTGTATACCAGTTTCACCACTTGGGCAATGGAGAATAGGGGACTCGAACCCCTCACCCCTGCCGTGCAAAGGCAGTGCTCTACCAAATGAGCTAATTCCCCAATGAGACCATTATATCACCGAAGTGGCATAAGGTCAAATAGTTCTGGATGAAGTTGACCATACTTTCTCATTAATTCGCCTGCTTTTGCATTTGCTTGATTTTCAGTTGGACTTCCAGCATGAGAACTTTTACGGTCTAAACCTTTTTCAATATGCTGCTTATAATGAACATATTCATGAGCAAGAGTTCTCAATATATCAATAGGATGACGATTGATAATACTTAAGTGAATAGTATTATCTTTTGTTATTTCCCCGAATGCTGCAATTCTTTTTGCAAAGTCAGCATCATCTATAAGAATTACTGGAATATCATAAGTAAGACGCAACTCTCTTTTTAAAAAGACAACGAATCTCTTTAGAATTGCGTCAAACTGAATTTGAGTCGTTGGTCTTCCTTTTCTTTTGCCAAGAAGAGACATATTTTTTGAAATATTTATCAAACGCCAAGCACGGCACCAATGCTCTCATCAATGTCTTGGATGACTGTACGAATATCAGAGATGCGGGGAGGAACACTTACTTCATCATAAGTATATCCTTTTTGTGCTTCAAAAAGGATTTGACGAACTGCAGCGGCAGAACGGGCATCCATTTTAATTGTTACTTTTTTATCTTTAGTCATCGGTCGTCAGCAGCACGGTTTTCAGAGAAATAAACATCAAAAGCACCTTCAGGATAACGCTTGAGAAGTTTTTGAACATTACGAGCAACTACTTCGTCAAGAGTTACTTCAAGTGCCATACAAGCCTGGGCAACATACCACATAATGTCACCCAGTTCGATAATCATATGCTCTCGATTATCTTCATTGAAAGGTTTGCCTTGGAAGATCATTTTCTTTACGATTTCCATAAACTCACCGCCTTCAGCATTGATACCAACAGCAGCAGTCAAGAGACGCTCAATATTGGCGCCCTTCTCATCAAGGGCAACAAGACGGTCAGACAGAGAAAGAAAGTCTTTGGATGCATCGGAAGTTACAGCATCCACAAACTCGGCATACTTATCAAAATTAACGTGTTTAGCAGTTTCCATTAAAATTTAAATCCTTCAAACGACTTTTTAGGTTTCTTGTCTTCGTAATCATTATACTCGTCTTCGTTTCCAGAGTCAAGTATGTCTTTTTGTGCTGACTGTTCACAATCGTACAGTCTCATTTTAGCACGATCAATACCCACAATGAAACGCTTAAAGATTGTGGGATCATTGTATCTGTTCTTCAACTGCTTCACCATAATCTGTCCCAACCCCTCCAACTCTTCAGTGCTAATAAGGGCAAACATAAGATCAGCAGTAGCAGGGAGACCAAAGGACTCACTAGTATCAGTAAGTTCAACATCAGAGTTCCCATAACCACTGCGGGTAGTCTGGGTAGCAGAGACAATGGGAACATTGAATTCCACCGCCAAACCGCGAAGTTCTTCTGCAATTGACTTGATATATGAATAAGAATTGATAGAGCTGTTTGCCTTATGCCTAGAGGAAGCACAAATATTAAGGTAATCAATGAAAATAATATCAGGTCTAAATGATTTCTTAAGAGCAAGTTCATTGAGAAGTGCCTTGAAATGTCCTGAATGTGCAGAAGCAGTGGGGTATTCTTTGATTACCAAAGAACCTTGTGTCTTCTTTGCAATACTATTTACTTTCGTTTCAAACATTTGGCGCGGTAAATCAACCAGTTGTTGAATCGGGACATTGAGAAGGTTTGCGTCAATTCTTTCTGCAATTCGCTCTTCCGCCATTTCAAGAGTGATATAGAGTACATTCCTACCCTGTAACAAGGCGGCGCTAGCCACATGACACATAAACAGTGATTTCCCAACACCCGTTCCAGCGAGAGCAATATTGAGAGTCTTGTTAGGTAAACCACCTTTAGTGATTTTGTTGAAATATTCCAGGTCAAACTCGATTTTATCTTCTTTACGGTGGTAAAATTCATAACGCTCCTCATAATTCTGAAGATAATCGTGTCCGATATTGTTATCAAATGATACTGCTAAAGCATCAGAAAGAATGCTTGGAATCGCATCACGATTTTTCTTCCCATCATTACCATCAGCAATATGAATTGATTCCATCAAAGCAAGATAAATTGCTCTATCTCGACACCACTTTTCAGTCGTATCAAGCAACCACTGCTGTTCCACAACACCATTATGAAATCCAGAATTGAGTTCCCGAATCTCTTTAATTTCAGACTCATTAAGGTCTGTGCGATTTTCTATCTCAATCGCAAGTGCTTCTGTTGTAATTGCTGATCCATATTTAACAATGAACTTAACAATTTCCTCAAATACGACCTTTTCGGATCTTTGCTCAAAATAATCTGGTTGTATAAAAGGTATGACTTTTCTGGAGTAATCTTCATTGAATATCAGGTTTCTTAAAATTGTAAGTTCAAGTCGTTCCATTACTTATAATGCAAATAGGCACTCATAATATACTTTGGACCACTGATAGGAGGTTCCCCCTTATGAGGAAACATCCAAAGTGGAGGAAACATAATTAAAGTTCCCTGTTTTGGTTGAATTTGAACATCCTTGAAAATAGTTTGACCACCACTTTCAACGTCATTCAAATACCACATAAACGATAAAAATCTACGGGCGGTCCCATAGTCTACCACATCTACGTGCGTATCAAACTGATCAACACCGTTTGGTTCGTATTTTTTAATACGAAATTGTTCTAAAGCGTGATCTTCTGGAAATACACGCTTATCTACAAACTCATAATACTTATCACGATATTCAAAAATCTTTTTGATGATATGATTATGAACCTGACTAACTTCTGGGGTTAATTCACGATTTTCTGTAATATTAAACTGAGTAAAGTTAGGTTTTCCTTCGTTATCAAGGCGCTCGTGTTGATCAGGAACCTGATCAAATAAACTAATTAAAAAATTACATACATCAGGTTCAAGAGCATTCTCGTAGATATGAATGAGATCTTGAAGTTCATCCATAGGAGAATTCGCCTTTAGCAATCACATCCAGTTTCTGCATTACTTCTTCAGTAAAGTATTCTTCTGGATTTGCCAAAATCTGTTTGGCATAAATTTTCTTACCATCCATTTCATAACGCCCCGCAACATTCTTCCAGAGTCCGCCGAGTTCCCCGAGTTCCAGAAGACCATAATAGCGATCAAGACCACGCTCATCATAAAATAAACGGACTTCAACGTCTTGGTTCTCCTTACTTAAACGCGACTTAGCAGTCTTTGCCTTGATAATGTTTCCAACGACTTCTGTTCCATCTTTTTCTTTTTTCTTTGAGAGATATATGATAGTAGAAGCGGCATACTTAAGACCACTACCACCCCCCATCTCCTTAGTAGGAACATAAGCACCGATGACATCGTAGGTATGGTTGGTTACAATCATTGGAATATTCGCCTGCCCCAACTTAAGGGTAAGCATACGGAAAGCACCTTTGACAAGTTGTGATTTGGTCATGTCACGAACCTGCTTATCATTCAGTGCATCAGTAATCTCTTTCTCGGTTGAGAGCATACCCAAAGAGTCTAATACAAACATACAAGGTTTGCGTTCTCCTTCAGGTTTTTTTAAGTAAATATCTACTGCCTTGAGTGCCTTTCCACGAAACTCTTCAACAGTAACAACATTGACAACCACAAGACGAGAAGTATCAATTCCACGTGATTCTAATAGGGATTTGGTAATAGCGGCTTCAGTATCAAAGTAGAGACAATAACCATCGGTATTATTGTCAAGGAAATTCTTAACCACAGCGAGAGAAAAGAAAGTCTTTCCAGTACTAGACTCTCCAGCAATAGCAGTAATCTTATTGCCAGATACACCGCCAAATATACTACCTGAAACCAGTGCATTAAAAATGTACGAACCCGTGTCAACATAAGTCTCAGTCTCATCAATATCAGAAGCGAGTTTCGTATACTCGCCACCAACTTCTTTTACAATTTCTTTTAGAAAATCCATCAGCACACCATCCCGTATTCTTCACGAAGTATTTTTTTATAAGGTAAACCTTGTTCTTTAAGTTCTTTAACCAGTTTCAGTTTATGATACAAAGCGGCATCTCCACCAAAACCAAGTGCCTTTACAATCGTATCCAGTTCGTTATCATTAATAGGCAAGTCCATTAAGCAAAAAATAGTTCAAGGTTTACGGTTTTTTCCACGTTCCATCCAATAGAATCAAGGATGGATTTCAGTGGTTCTACAAAACTCTTTTCAAATTGTAGTTCATAGTCGATGTATTTGTCAAGACCAAGTTCTTTGGGAAAATCTTGAATAAAAGAAATAATATTTTCTTGAATGATATTTGGTTTTTTTAGATAAACAAACTTGATCTTTTCACCATTTGCAATGAGTGAATACTTGTTTGTCAGTTTTTTTTCTTTTATGTAATGATTAAAAAGAAGTGCTCCACGAATATGAATGGGAGTTCCTTTGTTGTAAATATCGGAAGATGAATAATACTTACGAACATCAGAAGCAGTTCGTGGAAAAGCAATCTGTTCTGGTGGTAAAGATTTAAACTCTTCGCGGCACTTATCAATAAAGTTGATCACATCTTCTTCAGTTCCACTCATCATTAGTTTCAGACCATCCTTAATCATCTGACGGCAAGGAGCAGGAGTAGAAGACTTAACTGCCTCAATGCCCATCATCTTCAGTTTAGGTTCTTCATAACGAACACCTTCGCTATCCCAGACGTTCAGAATGTATCGTTTCTTGGCAGTCCAGATTCCACGTTCAGCAATGTTCTCACGCTTCATCTGCATCTTCTGGTCATATGCGTTCACATAGGTCGCCAGTTCTTGGTAGCAACCTTCAATATACTTTTCAAATTCCACCTGACAGACCTTATCAAGGAACGAAACAACGCTTTGAGTAGTTTTCTCTCTTCCCTTGTATACACTTTCAACCAAAGGACCCATATTAAGATAGATAGAGTCAGTATCTGAAGCAATAACATAATCCACTCCGTCAGTTTTTAGAATCTTATTGAGATAGGCATTCATCTTGTTCTCAATCCAACGGATAGAAACCTGACCAGACAAGGTGATTGCCTCAGCATTTGCTAGTTTGTAGTAACGGAAATACTGATTGCCGATAGCACCATAAGCAGAGTTAAGTTGAATCTTCCTCGCCATTTGGATGTTGTTGCACCTTGCAATCTCTTTTTCCAACTCTTTCGTCTTTTTCTTTTCATATTCTTGTTTAGCAGCAAGCATCTTCTTTTTGTAAATGGTGCGATCTTTGTAGATCTTTTCCATCAGTTCTGGAAGAAATCCACGAACATCCTTGCGGAACATTGCACCGTTCGCGCAAACCGCGTAGTCTTTATACAACTCAAAGTTAGTCTGTTGATTGAGAATTTTATCAACAGTTACATTTGGATGCCTCTCTTCCAGAAGAGTTTCTGGCGAGATGTTGTATTGCATAATGAGGTGAGGGTATAGCGAGTTGAGGTCAAAAGACACAACCCAGTCATACTTTCCAGGAATAGGTTCCTTAACATACGCACCAGCATACTTGGAATCTTTATCAGAACGTTCTTTAGGAGGAATCACAATGTTCCTCTTTTTCAGATAGTTGTAGATGATGGTATCCCACATTCGGACTTGTGAAAACACATCTGTATAGTTTGCTTTGGCGTCATATGCCATCGTCAAAGCAAGTTCAATCAGTTTCATCTTGTCTTCCAAACGGTCAACAAGTTCTACGTCGATGATGTTATATTCTACAAACTTCTGCCAACCTTTGGTATAAAAGTCTTTGAAAGTATCAAACTCAGAGTGGTCAAGTTTTTTCTGACCAAGTTCTACACTTGCAATATAATCAAGACGATAAGATTCCTGTGCTTTGTAAGTAAACTTCTTATAAAGATTCAGATAATCAAGTTGACTAATACCACCAACATCATATGAAATATGCTTACGACCAGCAATATAAATCTCACTTTCAGTCACAAGACCCCAAGGAGACATGCGCTTCATGAGTTTTTCACCAAGAACACGATCAAGACGGCGAACCAAATATGGAATATCATACAGTTCAGTATTCCAACCAGTCACAACCTCTGGAGTATTATCCTCAACCATCCACCAATTGATGAAATCCATAAGAAGATCACGCTCATTATCAAATGAACGGTAAATTACATTATTCTGCTGATTCTTAAATGGACCCATACCCCAAGTACGAATCTGTTTAGATGAATAGTCCTGAATCGTAATCAAGAGAACTTCCTCGGCAGCAGACTCTACATCAGGAAATCCATTCTCTGATGCAACCTCAATATCAAGAGTGGTAACCTTAACTTTACTAATGTCAAACTTCAACTCTTCCTCTGGATACATTTCAGAAATGTACTGATAAATGTATTGACTGTTTCCGTAGATCTTAAAGTTTTCTACACCCTCATACTTTTTAATAAACTCACGACAATCACGAACGGAACCAGGATGAACTGCTTCCACATACTCACCATTTAGAGTCTGATATTTAGTTTTCTTTTGAGAAGGGACAAAAAGAGTCGGGTTAAACTTCTCACGGGTCATAAAGTGTTTACCATCTTCATAACCACGGACCAAGAAGTGATCCCCGACCATTTGAACGTTTGTATAAAAGCGCATTATGCAGTCAATTCAAGATACTTTTCAATAATTTCTTCTTTTGGATCAACAATAGTAAGAATACTATCAGAGTGAATCATCATTTCTCTTTGGTCCGTTATGTCTGGCCAAGGAGTTAAATTTCCTTCAGCATCAATGCGGAACGGATTAATTAATTTACAATCTGGTTCTCCAAGTTCGGAACCGATTTCGATAATTTCAGTAACAATTACGTTATCAACTTTCAGTAAAAGACACTTGACTGTCTTGCTCATTTACTTTCTCCTCATACATTTCTTTAATGGTTTTAATTGGTTCCACAATTGTAACAATCCAATCTGGTGGAACTGGAATTTGTTCATCATTTGTTAAAATGATCCAAGGAGACAAGGATACTTCTAAATCTCCTTTTTGACTATCAGTTTCTTCTGCTAATAGAATAGTTTTTCTAGTTTCAACTTTTTGTGGTTTTGTAAATAGATATCCACAAACCTTATCATCAGAAATCAGTTCTTTGGCATCAGAAATGATTGTTTCTCCAGATTTTAATAATGCTAACTTGATTGACATTTTTTAATTTATCCTCCAGTCATTATAGGACAAAAAAAGGGGGAAGTCAACCTGGATTTTGCCAGGGACTTCCCGCGCCGACGATATTCAGAATTATTTATTCTTCTTCACACCCTCTTCCACCACCACCAGGATTAAATGGAACCGCTTTGCCAGCAGGAACTTTTTGGGATTTACCTTTTAAATAAACCGTATGTGCCTTTGCCATAGGATATTTAATGGTTTTTATTTCATTCAAAAACTGGGTGAAGGTCTTCATTTAAGTTTTTCTTTTATTTAGAGATAGTCTTTTCTTGCATGATGCTCTGGAACGATCTTGCCAAGTTTAACAGTTAGCAATCCATCCTCAAATAAGACTTCCCGAACTTCCGTGTCATCGGATAATGTCCACGCTCTCTTGAAAGATCGTTGAGCCAGTCCCTTATGGACGTAGTTGGTGTCAGATTCCCGATCTTCCTTTTGCCCTTCGACAAAAAGTTTTCCATACTCTGTGTATACATGTACTTTTT